AAAGGTCTGTTCGCAAGCATCTTCGGCGGCAAGTAGGAAAGAGCTTGACGGCATGATGGCCATGCCGTACTGTTGTGGGGTGTCAACTCTCATCCCATGACGACCACCACGGCACCCGCTCTGGTACCCCCCACCGCCAAACCCGCCCCCCTCAAGGGTGAGGCGCTGCTGTCCTATGTGGACGCCCACAAGGATCAGCCTCAGAACGCGACCATCCTGGGCGCTGGCTACTGGAAGAACACCAAGGACAAGGAAGGCAATCCCCGTGTGAGCCTTCGGAAGTCCGCATTCTTCGCGGCCATCGGTGAGGCCCACGGTACCAAAGTCGGTCCCGACAAGCCCGAGGCCGAGCCCGCCGAACGCACCCCGAACTACCTGCTCAAGATCGGCCCGAAAGGACTGGTCCCGATCGGTGCCGCCTACACCAAACAGATCGGAGCCGAACCCGGTTCCTATGTGAAGGTGATCATCGAAGATGGCGTGATCATCCTCGATCCCGATGATGCCGAGGCGGTCGCCAAGACGCAGGCCGACAAGGAGGCCGAGGCCAAGGAAAACGCCGGCAACGCCAGCGCATCCGATCCCGGCTCCAATCCCGAATCCACCGCCCCCGCCAAGGCCGCCAAGCCCGCCAAGGAGGCCACCACCTGAGCCCCGCCTGATCCCATGGAACCGATCATCCTGCCCCCGCCGATTGTCGATGAACTGCCTCACTCTGAGCAGGCAGTTTCCCACGTCCCTAACCTTCCGTTGTGGGCCTTCGATTCGGTCGGCCGTCCCTGGCTGATCGGTTCCATTCGGGGCGTCATTCACAAGACCCATTCGGCTCCGTCCCCTGTCGGGGCGTGAGCCGCCACGCTTCGCTTCCCCGAATCCAGCCATGACCGTGCCTATGAGCTTTGCCCGGTATTGTCAGTTCTACGAACACTTTACCGGGAAGCCGCATCAGATCGAAGGACTGCGAAAGAAGTACGAAAGGGAACTGGCAGCAGACCCAACAATCCTGACGGAAGATGAGGATTGGAGAAAGACATTCTCCACCGCCGTCAGACAGCCCACCACGAATCCGCTGCGCGTTCCGTACTTCTGGCAGCAAGATAACGGTGCCGATGGATGGCGTCAATGCCAGACTTCGGCCATTGCCATGTGTCTAGCATTCAAGGGTGTCAACGCGATCCGTGATGATCTCGACTACCTGCGCTATGTGCGGAAGCATGGTGACACAACCCATCGCCCGCCCCACTTCGGAGCCATGCGGGAGATTGGCTTTCAAGGCTTCCAGTGGCATGAGGGTGGCCCGAACCATGATGAGGGACTGAGCGCCATTCGCTGCCGCGAGGAAATCGACAACGGCAATCCTGTTGCGGTCGGCGTCCTTCACCATGGCCCCGTGCATCGACCGATCGGAGGTGGCCATTTCATCGTGCTGATCGGCTATACGCAGACACACTGGATCTGCCACGATCCCTACGGGGAATTGATGCTGGCCAGCGGTGGATGGGCCAACCGCACAATGTCGGCAGGCCGGGGCGTGAAGTATTCATTCAAGAATCTCAACCCTCGCATTTTCGTGAAGGGACCGAATGATGGATGGGGGTGGACTTTCCTGTGACTGACACCAACAAGCCCCGCCACAGAACACCTGTGTTCGATGCCGAAACAGGCGAGCTTCGCTATGTGATCACGGCAAAGTTCCAGGGATCATCCATCTACATTCCGTTTATGGAAGATGGGGAAATGAAGAACGTAGAGCTAGAGGTGCATCCATTCCAGTTCCCCAACGGCGTCATGCAGAAAATGATTCTTGCTGATGCGAATGCACTCAGGGCACTTGATACATTCCCCGAGTTCCTTAGCTGGCTACATCGAATCCCATGAATACGGAGACATTTGAGAATCTGATGCGCGTCATCCTAAAGCGCAAACGCCAGGCAATGCTGAAAGGTGATCAATCAGCACTTGCCAAGGCTTGCCAGGTTGAAGCGGCGTTGGTTGCACAATACAGGGAAAGCCAGGCATGAACTGCCCCAACTGCAACAGCGGAAACATTCGTGTGCTGTGGAGCCGAGGCGATACGAAAGAGTCGAACATGCGGGAACGTGTGTGTAACGAATGCACCTATAGGTGGTGTACCCTTGAGGTGATCATTCCGCGCAACTCTTTCTATCGAACAAGAATCACTAGCGGCGCATCGAACTGGAGGCCCGTTCGTCACCAGGGATTCACGAAAGTCACCTTTAGCTGATCACGATGAAAACGTCTTTTGAGAATGGCTACCAAGTAGGGCAGACCCTGTATCGCTATGAGGACTTCCCAAACGGCGATACTGTCAACATCGACTTGCTGGAGTTCAAGGTTGAAAGGCTGACTCCGAGAGGTGCATGGATCAGGTACGGTTTCGGGAAACTGCGCTTTGTGCTTTGCGGCACAGGGAAAAGACATGCCTATCCCACGAAAGCGGAAGCCTGGGAGTCATACTGCATTCGGAAGTACCGAAGAATGCAACATCTGCTGCGCCAGGTAAAGCGGGCTCGCGCAGCACTGCGCCAGGCCGAGGCAACCTGGCCGGCACGGATCTGGCGGCCGTGGGATCTGCCCTACCTGCTCGATGGCCAGTTGCCGCCCCCATCGCTAGGCCCTTGGCACAACTGAGATCGACGGAAAATCAGTTGTTCTAAAGAATGGGAGGCGATTAGCCTCCCTTTTCTTGTTGCTCAGCCATGTATTTGCGCCGCCGTTCAGCATCAAGGCGCGGGTTGGGAATGTTGAATCCCGCGAGGAATCCGCCGGCACCGATGAGAGGGGCCAGCAGCGGACCTTCGACCACCCGCTGTATGCCATCGGCCCAACATTCGGCCTTGAATGTTCCTGCACTCAATCGGCAATCAAGCGTATAGCCGACGCCAACGAGAATGACTGCCGCGATGACAGCACCCGCAAACTGATTCGCCCTGTTCATTTACCTTTCGTGATGGGTGGATTGTCTTGCTGAGATTGCATGTGCTGCCATGCATACTTCCCGATGGTCACTGTCCATGAGATTGTCGGCAGCAGCAACAGCAGGCCAACTCGACTGAACATGGTGTGACGGCTGACGATGATTCCTCGCCAGGTTTCTAGTGCAGTCACGCGAGTATCGACCTTATCGACACGTTCATTCACCGCTTTCTGATCAGCGATGGCATCACTGATCCCCTGTTTCATCTGCTCCAGACCTTCCTCAATCCTGCCGAGGGAGCGTTGGATCTTCCCCAGTTCAGACTGAGGAATGTCATCGGAGTCAGTCATGGCGCAGGGATGGTGAACAGATCGTCAAGATTGTTGCGCCTGAGCATCACGCCCAGTTCCTCATAATCCTCAGGCTCCAATGTAAGGACGCCGAGAATGAGATTGATCGCCGCTTGCATGGCGTCGATGTTCGGCCTGCCCCACTTCGCATCAGAGAAGGCAGCCAGGAAATCCACCTTGAATGATGCAACCGCCAGGGATCGGGTCGATTGAGCCAGCACTTTCTGATACAGGTTCGATGCGATCAGTTCATCCCACATTGCAATGTAGTCAGGAACAGCCTTGAGAGAAACAGGAACAGGCGGCGCCGTGTTGCCCTGCCTGACCCATCCTTGATACTCCTGAAAGTCAATGTTCTTCGGATCAGCGGGGATCACCGCTTGATCGCTGACGCGAAGGATGGAGTCAGCGGAGATGCGTTGGTAGGTCATAGGACAGCAGAGACAGAGAACCGGAAGCCAACAACAAAGGTTGCGAGGTTGGCAGCGGAGGCGGTGAGAGCCAGCCCGCAACCCCTCCGGGTGATTCGCTGTACAAGCGATGCCGAGTTGTTCGCGTTGGCCTGGGCTGTACCGGGATCGGCAATCACCGCTCCGACCGTTGGCGCTACTCGCATCTCAACGGGGAACAGGATTCCATGCTCCATGCTGCCACTTGCAATGGGCGACACAAAGAACAGGTTGTAAGGGATCCAGTTGAAATACCGCTTACATGCAAGGTCATCGATCTGCGTTGGCCTTTGCTCAAACGGAGTGACGCGATCCCCTGGCTCCAGTTGCACCTGGCCCACCACCCAAGTTCCCGAGGTTTGGCCTGCAACACTGAACACCACCTCAAGGCCCGTGGTCGCTGCTGACGGGACCGTGAAGCCAACGTCATAGCGGTTGTATGTACTGTTGACCCCAATGGTGCCGCTGGCGATTGGCGTCCGGGTGGGAGCCGCCAGGGTGCCGAATGTATCGGCCGTGTTGGCGTAGAACACTTGCCACGTCACAGTCGTCAGCAGGCTGTTAGCCATGCTCACACTCAGCCGACATTCACGCCCCGCAAGATCACGGGTATTCGCCGCTTCGATGCGCTGGCCAATGCCAATGCCGGTGACGCCGACCGCCCCGTTGAACTGATAACGGTTCGGGTCAGTCTGCACACCACCGACCGTGATGCGTTGGGCGTTGACGTTAGCGCCCGTACAGAACGCATACCACTGATCCGCTGTGTAGGCCAATGCAGCCCCAGCGGTCAGGAGTTGGGCCGCGCCTTCATTCCTCAGATCGATACGAAAGTCCCCGTTGATGATGCGATTCCGCAGCCCCGCCAAGGCCCCACCGTTCAACTGGGACGCCCGAGGGTTGCCGGTGAACTGAGGACTTGCCAGCGGAGCAGCGTTGTTCGCTGCCGTCTGCGCGGCGTTGGCCGTGGCAACGGCATTCCCGGCCGCTGCGTTGGCGTTGTCGGCTGCCGTCTGCGCTGCCGCCGCTGCATTCCTGGCGATCCTGACAGCGTTGGCGGAAGCAGGATCAACCGTGCTACTGCTGGTGACACTATCGACAACCTGAGTTTTGAGCAGGTAGCGATCATCCGGCGTTGCCGATCGATAATCCAGCCACTCCCAGCGGGTCAGGGCCAGATTGAATCTCAGCCTGACAACGAGACTGGGCGAGCCGATGAATCCCGCCGGAATGAATACAAGCGGGGTGAATGTCTGAATGTTGGTAGAATCGATGACTTCCGCATTCTGGTTCGATCCAGGGTTGGTCGGAAGTGCAGCGCGGTTCGCATACCTGACATAAGGCAACTGGTTTGCAATCGTTGCAAGTGCCAGGTTGATTGCGTTATTCGATTGCTGCGCCAGGGTCAGTGCTGCCTGGCTCGCTTCTACGTTCTCCTGGGATACATAGAGGTTGTAGAGATTCAGTGCCCGCAGCTTATCAGCCGGCAGCACGATCCCATCAGGGACGACCGTGTACGGGCCGGTAAGCGGAGTGATCCGCCGAATGACTACCGACTCATTCGCAACAGTCGGGACCGCCAGAATGACTTGCGTTCTGGCGGTATTGAAGTCCCATTGCGCCGGCCTGAATCGCTCGACAAGGCTGGCCCCGCCATCAAGCGAAGTGAACACTCTGATGTGCGCCGGGTCAAGGAACCCGATGGGATTGCCACTGGCCGCAATCAGATTGAAGGTGGTCGAACCAACAACGGGAGAGGGAAATACCGCCCCCGAAAATTGATAACTGGGGAGCGCCATGACCCTAGGAAACCTCCCTCAGATTCTGACACCGGACGGGCTCAGCGGCCAGAACGAGCAAGCCTGAACAGTTGATCGATCTCCGATTCAACCTGCTCAGCCCCGGCCAAATCGTTCTGAGACAAGCGATCTCGCTTGGCACCAGACAGCAGGTAGCGGCGAGCAACCGAACTGTTCCGCTGTAGCATTTCCATCCATGCCGCCTGATAGTAGTCATTCACGATCTCGTCCAGATCATCTTCGATGGCGGCTTTCTCATCAGACTTCAATGCCGCCTTGTTCCGCATGAAGTTCTGCACGTCAGCCCGACGCCCGAAGCGAATAATTGCCTGTTCCAGGGTGCGGCCACCGATGGTGCTTTCGCCCATCAGTTTGTTCAGTTCCTGCTGTTCAGCATTCGTGAGCTTGATACCGCTTGGCCGCTTCTCTCGATAGCTCCCCTTCACATTGAAGATCACCGACCATGCGCCATCTTCCGCATCACCACCGCGAGGCAGGAAGGGAATCGCCATCTGTAGGGGATTCACGCCAGTTGGGCCACCGCCAGGCATGATCGGCACCGGGCGAGCCGTCACCTGATCAACCATGATCGGCGCCTTTCCAACGCCGGGGAGCCTGTCAATCAGCCGACCGAAGATGCTGCCATAGGTATCCTCATGGACGCGCATGGCTTCGATGAAGGTTGCACCCCCGTAAGCGCGACGGTAGGGATCCTCAACCTGGCGGACGTAGTTCAGGAGGCCGCCGAAGGGAGTCTGTGTCGCCACCCAATTCTGAACTGCGCGTGACGCCCGCTTGCCGCCAGTCGCCATGTCAGGGTCTGTGAGCAGGCTCATCAGATCATCGATCCCCCGAAGGAAGCTGGCCTGATACAAACCACTGGCCATGATGCCAGCGATGCCCGCCATCCATTCTTCCTGGGATGAATAGTCAACATAGCTGGAATACATGCCAGCATCAGCGACCATCCTCAGCACAATCGAAATCGGTTCACCGAAGCGATCAAACGGAATGTTCGTATCACCAACACGGATCGAATAGGGGATCCTGCCCTGATCAGCGATCCAGCGTTCCCAGGCAACCTGGGCATCGCTGTTCCTGCTGCTCCATCGCCGGGGACCACCACCGACAATGCGACCATCCATCACGCCGGCATACATCACGGCAGCGGCAGCTGTGGTGACGGCGATCTGACCGGCCACCCTGAATGCTTCGCCGGGATCCCGAAGGTACTGCTGCTGGAGTGCCAGGAGGGTTGCGGTTGGATTGCCGCCATTGTCAATCGCGGTCTTGCCAACATTCAGCACAGCACCAAGGCCCGTGCTCTCGACAAAACCTTGCTTGAGGATGTTGAGAGGGGTGCGGACAAACGGAATGAAGGGCCGGACCATCGGGCCGATCACCGGGATCTGTAGGGCTCGACTGACATTGTTCGCCCAGGAGTTATCTTCCTGAAAGGTCGCCCGGTCTGCTTCGGCCATGATGCCGTTTTCAAGATCATAAATGGTCTTGAGTTTCCACTTCTCCTGAATGTCGGCAATGTCGCCACCATCAGCCGCCTTGAAGTTGAAGGCGAGTTTCATTTCCTGATCCAGATACTCTTGAAACTTCTTCTTATCGGTTACGTCAATGCCATTCTCCATGGCACGTTTCACGGCACGGCTTGCCACTTCGCCCCGCACCACAAGATGCTTTGCAAACTCATCACTTCCCAGCAGGAAGCGGGAGGGAAGTCGAATGGCGCCACCGAGCGCATCGATGGTACTGCGCAGGCCATCATCCATCGTCCCCATTCCACGCTCCATCAGGTATTGATCGATGGGCGCAGATCCGATGGCGCGTTGATACTTGGCCTGATAGATCGAACTTTCAGTGCGGAGCGCACGGGTGCCCAGCGCCCATGCATCGGACCATGCACTATTGATGGCGATGATGGATGCCATGGCTTCGGCCGCTGCCTGCCTGGCGCCCATGGCACCGGGAAGGCCCAGCGCGGCGTATGCACTGGCTGCCCCGAGTTGCATGATCGGGCGAGCCACAGCCCATCCCATGCCAGCGGCGTTCGCGGCGAATGTTGCGGGACCGGAGAGAAGGCCATTGATGAACACTTCCGGCCAGGCCCTTCCGGCGATCTCCAGGCTTGTCGAAACCCTGGCGATTCGCATTGGTTCCTCAAGGAACTCCACCCGGCGGGCGAGATCGATCAATTCGTTGATCGCCTCTCCCATCGTGGCCGGGTCATTCATCTTCGATGCGATCCCCTCAAAGATGGTTGCATAGCCAGGGAGCCTGGCCGCCTCATCTGCGGTTGCATCGGGAAGCTCGCCAAGCTCACGCCCCGGCGAAGATCGCATCAGCCTGTCCGACTGGAAGGCCACACCCCGGCCGAGATCCTGATGCCATCCCAGGATGAATCCACCGAAACGGCTGGTGTGCTGCATCTGCCTGGCAAACGCCAGACCCTCGACTAGAGCATCCTCACCATTCTTGACCTTGAGGAGAAAGTTCTGCGCCATCTGCTTTGTCGCCATCGTGGTACTCATCAGATAGCTTTTCGTCACCCGAGCAAGCAACGTGATCTGCTCAGTATTCAGCCGCTTCGATGCTGTATAGACGGGTGCCCCATCGCCGGCCGCCTGAGTAGCGGCCTTGTCAACTTTGACATACCCCATCTTGACGTAGTATTTGAGAAGTTCATCCATGTCGAATGGAATGATCTCCCGCAACATCGACATTGCGCGTTCCGTGAACTCTGCCGTAGCACCCTGGCGAGGCTGTGTGTAGATTCCGCTCGCCTCAGCCTGCTTCACAGCAGCACCGATGTTTTCGTCAGCACGTTCCGCAGCCGTCACCATGCGAGGCGGCTCAAAGGGCGAACAGGCTTTTGCCACTGCTCAACTATTCAGGGATGCCGCAATCTTACAGGGGATCGCAGAACTCACCATGCTTGCCGAACTGATCAGCGTCATTGAGCAGATTGTTCACGGCTCGCTGTGCCCTGGCCTGCGGTTCCAGCAGCTTCACCTGTACGTCCAGCTTGTCGATCAGGTTTCGCAGCACCCGAGCCTGTGTGCCCTTCACTGCATTGTCGCCAGCCAGAGCCGTTTTGATTGCATCAGAGAGTGCGCTCATCTGCCCTTGCGTCAGTTCAATCGAACCTGACCACTTCGGATCATTGCGGTTGAACCAGCCAGTTCCGCGGGCGAATGCAGCATCGGAGATTCCATCAATGATGATCTCATCAATCTCCGGCAGAATACCGCGCACGGCCGTTTGCTGCGGCGCCGTGAGTTTGATCGATGCCGTCAAATCAGATTCCATGACCGGCGAACTGGTGTTGACGGTCATCACCTGATCGTCGGCGTCGGCTTCCATCTGCCGAGCACGATTCACCAATGCTTGCTTAAACCGATTGTTTTCGGCCTTGGCGAAGTCAATGGCGCGGCGTTTTGTCTGGAACTTTTGATCAGTCAGCAGTTCGCCGTTTCGATCAACAACGTTCCATCCTCGCGTGGTGTCCGCTTTGACAACTTCGGCATTCACTGCCGAATCGAGATCGATGCCCAGCATTTCACGGACAACAACCTGATCAGGAGATTCACCCGACATTCTCATTCTTTCGGCGGTGAGCAGGCGAGCTTCCTCAGCAGCGTCCAATGCGTCAACATTGTCAGCAGCGTCAATGGCTTCCCGTGCAGTGCTGGCCCAGCCAGATCCCTCCCATTCGTCATAGGCTTTCAGGGCCTGCTGGAAGTCAGCCTGACGCTGTGCATTCTGGCTCGCTTCCCATGCGTCATAGGCGTCATTCGCCTGGCCACCCTGAACGGCACGGGCCTGTGCATCGGCCATTGCCGGATCAACTTCGGCATCTGCAACCCTGGCCGATTGAGCAGGATCAATCGGAACCGGCTGCTCCTGCTGTGCAACCCTGAACGATTCCGAAACGTCCACCAAGCTGTCATCGAACTCAGTGAGCGATTCAAGATCGTCAAGTGCTTTCGCCTGGGCCGTTACTGCATCGCCCCTGTCAAGATCAAACGCAAGTTTTCGGTTGTAGTAAATCTCAAGCGTGTCAGGATCAACCCGTGCCCAACCCTCAGCCAGAGCTTTCTGACTGATGAAGTTCGTCCACACACTGTCCGATGCCGGAAGTACGCCCATCGGATTGAGCGTGGTCGGGAAGCGCATGACGTATTCCATGGCGTCCACCCGAGTCCTGGGCATCAGGTTTCGGACGCCACGGCTGAGGCTGCGGAAGATGCCATCGGAGCCCTGCTGGAACGTCAGAGCCTGCATTTCCTCCCAGGCCCGCATGGCATCACGCTCAAATGCCGAACGGATCGTTTGTGGAGTGACGATCGGCTCAGGGCCACGGGGCGCAGCCGGCCCGAGATCCCGAACCGTCACCGGCTCGACAGCACCGCTCACCATGGCCCCAGGCGGCGCCGGGGCGGCCGGATCAACCGGCGGCATGGCCCCGAAGTCGAAGCGGGGCGAGGGGGCGGCCGTGGGCACCAGGGGGCCACCAGGCGCGACCGGGGCAGGCCCGACCGGCGGCATGGCGTCGAAGTTGAACCGGGGAAGCGGATCGGCTTCTACGAAATCACTGCCGACCGGGAATCGCTGATTGAAGCGAGCATCATCAGGATTGATCGGGCTCGCCAGTCCTTCGGCCTGGGCCAGAAACTGCTGAACCGGACTGTCAAGCGTGGCCGACATTCGACCCGCCATGATCTCATCTTCGATCTCGCTGTTCTGCTGGATCGCCTGTGCTGCCTGCTGCTGGGCCATCTGAGCCCGCCGTGCAGCCTCATTGCTGAATCGCTGCTGGCGAAGGGTGCTCTCAAGCTGCTCCAGTTGGGTCTGATTGCTCAGGGCCAGGGCGCCACCCGGCTCAGGCTGAGGGAAGCGAGCCGCAACATCGGCGTTCTCCCGCTGCAACCTGGCGATGCTGGCGGCTCTCTCATCCGTCACCATCGAATCGCCAGCGCCCACCCTCACGGCACCGGGAACGCCATCGATGGTGGCAATCTGCATCCCGATGGAGTCACCAATCTCCTGAGCGTTCTGACCGAAAGCGGCCATGATCTGCGCTTGCTCAGTCGGCTTGGCCCGCCGGAAGTTCTGAGCGAACTTGTAGGCCCGGTAAGAATCGATCATGCCGTTGAACACGGCGCCGACCGCCAGACCTTCGACCATCTGCTTGACCTTCCTCGACCATGCCGAATCCTCGGCCCACGTCATCAGGCCGGGATAGGCGGGCAAGCCAAAGTCATTCAGGGCGTCAGAGAAAGTCGCATCCATTTCCTCATCGCCTTCGCCAGCGATGTTGAACGCGATGAATGCATCCCAGGCCAGCGCCTGTCCGACAGTGCGGAGCTTGACTTTCGGAGGGGCCTTGAAGCCAAGCTGAGTCAGTCCCTTGACACCCTGACGAACGTTGCTGGCCCATTCATTAAAGCCTTTCAGATCGTCAGCACCTGCCGTGACCTTGGCAATGTCATCAAGCGGCAGAGCCAGCCAGGTATTCTCGGCGGCGTTATTGACGGCACGGGCGGCAGGCGAGCCCTTGGCGAATGAATCCTGTAGCCGCTTGAGTGCTTTCGCCCGGTCATTGGCTGCATCCCCAGCCTTGACGCCTTTCATCCAGTCATCGGCTTTCGTGATGAAAGATCCGATGCCGGAAGATGCACTGGCGATCGGCCCCAAGAACTGAGCACGGCCAACCGTGCTGAATGGCAGAGCAAGACCTTTCGCGGCGAACTTCGGCAGCGTGACGGCCATCGTGGCGATCCGCGCCAGGGTGCCAACACCTCTCCCGACTTCCGTTGTCGGTGCAAACGTGTTGCGCCGCCAGCGAGTCCACGGATTGTCAGCATCATTGAAGATGTTGTCAGCCGTGAAGCCATCGCCACCTGGGGTGACAGCATCAAACGTTTCACCAATCAGATCACCGACACCGAGGAAAAGATCGGCATAGTCAGTGATCAACGCCGCGCCAGTATTGCCCAGCACCCGCAACACTTCCTTGCCAGCCTCACCAGGGCTGTCAGCGATGAACGGCAGATCAGGTTTCGCCTGATTGAACTCTGCCTGCTGCTGATCGAACTGAGCCTGCTGCTGAGCTTCCAGCCGCCGCATGTCACGGGCGGCCAGATCCTGTCCGAAGGTGTCGAATGACGTTGGAACCGGACGTTCGGCTACAGCCGTACTTGCGGGATCGGTTGGATCGTCATAGACCCATTCGCCCCGTTCCCGATCGTATCGAAAGGCCATGGCTCAAAGTCTCCGTTTGTAGTCAAATGTGCCGGCACGGGAACGCTGATCAGCCAGCATTCGTGCATAGGGCCAGACTGCGCCCCATCGACCATCGGGATAATAGTAAGAGTCAGTGCGGGCCTTGGCTATCGATTCGATGGTGAATCCTTCCTGACGCATCCGTGGAAGTTTCTTGAGGAAGTCGCCAGCAGCGGCCGGAGACTGCACCATCAGATCCAGATAATTGAACATCAGGCGGTTGAATGCCTGTGTGTTTCTGGGAATGCCAGCATTCACCAGAACCGGCGCCGCCCGCATCGCTTGTTGTGTGAGCTTGCCCGCCCACCTTTTATCGACTTGCTGTGGAGTACCACCGCCGCCACGGGCACCACCGCCAGATACAGTCCCCACATTGCGGTTGCCATCGCCAGGATCAGTGTGCCCGAAATAGTTGCGCGTGTATCCACCGTCCGCCGTGCGCGTCCCCTCATTGATGCCGATGGCGACGAAGAACGGGTGTTTGTCATTGGTGATTGCCAGGGGGACGGGGCGTACAGGAGTCATGGCGGCGAGTTGCGGGAGGGGCGGTTGACGAAGCCTGTTCGGAACGGCACCCCGCCCGCCTGATTGCCGGAATGCGGCATTCATCGCCGGCATGTTCTGTTGAAATACCAGCGGCTGCTGCGCGGCCATGGCGGGAGGGGCGATCACATTTGCCGCCGCGCTCAACACACCGTTGAAAACGCGAGCGGCGAGATCCATCACCGGGCTCGACTGGGGGCGCTGGCCGGATGACTGCTGGGATGCCGGCCTGGACTGCTGCGCCGTGGCCCCGCCCTGGCCGCCCAAGGCATCAGGGGCGAAACGCTGGATCAGATTGGCCACGGGCTGAAGGCTGGTGCCCCTCGATAGGTCGGTGTTCCCCCTGACGTTCTGGCTCCTGGGATTCGACTGGCGCAGCATGTCGCGCCACAGCTTGCCGGGATCAGGAATGATGGGCGTTTTGCCGTCCGGTCCCATGACCTTGCCCATCCTTTCCAGAAAGAACTTCTCAAGCCGGCGCCGATCATTCACCGGGATGCCATTCTGTCTGGCGGCATCGATGACGGAAGGTGGAAACACCTCGACACCGGGCCTTCCTTGACGCTGTTGAAGTTGACGCTGGACAAAGTTGATCTCCTGTTGAATCTGCTGCTGAGGATTCGGCCGCTGTGGAGGCTGTTTGTTCAGGGCTTTCAGTTGCGATTGCTCCAGAAAGCGAATCTCATTCTGGAAAATCTGATTCACCTCATCCTGGGTAAACGTGCGACCGGCTGCAACACCCTGGCGCACTCGCTGTTCGGTGGCCGTGGTAGCACGATTGGTGAGGTTGATCAGCGTTTCACGCCCAACATCTTCGGCATCGGTGGCCGATACCGAGCCGCTTTCGATTCGGGCCTGAGCAACATTCATGGCCGCTTCCTGAATGCGAGTCCCATTGAACTCCCGAGCCCTGGCGATCGGCGCCGTCACCTGATCAGGCTCAGGCTGATCTTTGAGGAATAGCTGGGCCTGCTGATTCGGAGTGAGAATGGTGCTGGCCGCGATCTTGTCATTCAGTGCGCCAATGTCTGCACCTTCCTTCGATTGCAGATAGCGGATTCGGGCAATCTCTCGCTCCTGGGCAACCGTGGGTTGATCCCTGAGCCCCCTGATCTGCGCCCCGTAGCTGATGATGCGGCCAAGGTCATCGGGATTCTTGACCCACTGGAGCAAACCAGCCTTGAAATCGCCATCGGCCGTGGGATCGCCCTGGAGCATTCGGGAGAGGACAGGGGCGATCTCCTGTTGAAACGTCGCCTTAGCTTGTGCTTCCTCGATTCGCGGTTTCAACTCAGCCTGCAATGAGGCGATCAGAGTCCCGAAGGTCGCCCCCGAGTCACTGATGGGAACGCTCCACAGATCGAGTCCCTTCACCGTGCTTGACGTGAGAGGCTGTTGGGTCATCATCTTCGCCGTGTGCAACAGCGAAGCAGCATCCTCCCAGCGTTCCTGGCCGATCAGATCGGTGTATGCATTCCTCAGCCCCGTTGTGAGCAGTTCCATTGCTCGCGTGGGGGTGGCGAACGGGGCAACACTGTTGATGAACTCAGCAGGGAAATCGATGATTCCCTGAACAAGCTCCCGCCGCTGCTGTTCGGTGTATCCCTTGATCATGCCCTGATCACGGGCGAAAAGCAGCCGCTGTTGCGTCAGAGTCTCAAAGGATCCTTTCGCAATCTGAACATGCTTGCTGTCTTGGAGCTTGTTGTAGTTCTCCCCTTGAATCTTGCGAACGTCATTCATCACCAGGCTGTCAGCCTGCGCGAGATCCAGGGCAACCGCACCCCTGTAACGGGGTGACAGATTGGCCAGGCCCGATTGCTGGTATGCCTGATCCCGAATGACAGCGCGACGTGCAGCGATTCGCTGAGCGAATGCTTCCTCGCTTTCCTCATCACCCTTCGGCGTCTGGATCGCCTTGTCTTGGGTCGCCAGGGTGGCGAGGTTCCGCGCATAGTCACCGGCAAAGACTTTCGCCAGTCCGGTATTCACCATGTCTTGCGCCCGTGGCGACAACTGGCGCAACATGCCAATGGTCGCCTGATCGCCACTGCGAACAAGGCCCGACACGTCCATGTTGTCAGTGATCTCACCGATCTGACGTTTCGCCCGCTCGATGCTCACTTCCTCGATGATCGGGGGAGCGACTTGCAAGATGGTGTCGAAGAACCGCGCAGCAGCAGCCGCATTCGATTCACCACCGCCGAGATTGACGATGCGAACGCCACCATTCGGCGTCTGTGTGACTACCTGACGGGGTGCCGCTTGAGGCTCATTCGGTCTTGCGGGCCGAACAAATGCGTCAACCGGCGATGACTGCGGCCTGGAGAAAGTCATTGGCTATCAATACTTCTTGCCGCCCTTGCCGCCCTTGCAACCCTTGCCCTTCGCCTTGGCCATGATTGAATGGTGTCAACTACCGCTAGACTACCGCAATGGAAGCGCCGGAGGAAGTCAATCGACCCAAGGCGAGTGAAGATGAACTGAGCAGCCTTCACGGCTCGACCGCTCAGAACCTCAGCACACTGATGCAGGATGAAGATGTGAAAGTCAAGCTGGCAGCGATCAGCCTTTCGATCAAGTTCCTGAAAGACAATCACATCACCGCCGGCATCAGGACAAGCCCCACACTCAAGAGACTGGAGGAAGAACTACCGACTCCAGAAGAACTTGAGCGCATCATGCGTAACTCACCCGATTAGTCCCATGACGATCTACACCATTCCCGATTCCCCCTTGGGGGATAATGCCGTCATCGCTCCCACCGGCCAACGGCCACTGGAAGATGAACTGGGGCCGATCATCGGCAGCCGGTTCCTTGCTGCCGGTATCGCATCGGCCAGCGTCCCCATCACACCCGGCGCCCGCGCCCTGAGCATCCGATGCCGCCTCAACCCGGCTCGATTCCTGATCGGTACCGGCGCGACAACCGCCGTCGCAACCAGTCCGTTCATCGAAGTGAATGAGCGGCTGACCATCCAGCTTGCCCCCGGTCAGAACACGATCGCCGCGATTCGTCAGGGTGCCGCTGATGGTGAACTGCTGATCACCGAACTGGGCTGATCAGCGGTCAAGCCAGTTGCTGCCGGTAGTGTCACTGGCAGCCGCCAGCCTGGCCTGCTCCAACGTCATCCCCAGCGCCATCCGATTCGCGTTCAACAACGAATAGCCCTGGCTATCTTCCAAGGCAGCCAGGGCATACTCATGTCTGCGCTTTTCGTGCTGAACTTGCTGATCCTGTGCCGCCTGTTCTTGGAAGAATTGAACACCAAGGGCAACAGTGTCCAGCTTGTCATCATGCCGGATTGAGCCCTTAACCTCAGTGATCCGTGTGAACTGATAGATGAAGCTGTAGGAGGCCGCTGCATCATCCTCAGCATCATTGAAGATTTCCGCATCTTCCTCGATGATGCGACGGTCAACAATCAGCCTGTGCGTCTGAACCACCGGGGCGAGTGTGTCGATGATCCGCAGTTCCTTTCGCATCCCGCCAGTTCGGATCCCCTCAAAGGTGACGGGGTGCCCTGCTGCCTGGAAGAACGGTTTTCCAACCTGCTCCCACACAGCCAGGCCGCCAAAGTTCGACTCAACCAACACACGCTTGACGCTGTGTTTCTTCCCGAGTTGGGCCAGCCGTTCCCACATCGCATCGCTAGTGGCCCCCCGCTGCCCCCCGAGTGCCCGCAGGTAGAAGTTGCCACCCCAGGCCGACAGGACGCCCCAGGCGAACTGGTCCGCGCCCCCTCCCGAGGGATCCAGAATCAGCACCGTGGGCACGTCGGCCGCCCGTACCGTCCCCTCGATCAGGCTGGGCCGGTAGAACGTGGTGTCATTCCCCATGCCGGCACATGGGAGATCCGGCAATGCAAAGTTGTGGTGCTTCTCAAGCATCACAACCTCTGGCAACGTGTCGTCCAGGGTGGCAACAATCAGATCAGCGCACTTGAGCGGGAACTTCTCTGCATCCGTCAGCGTCGGATCCAACATGAACTGGAGCCGCCACTTTGCGGGGCTCATGCTCAGTTGCTTTTCGCGCAGCGTTTCTTCGCTGAATCGGGTATCAGTCGGCTTTCCGGCGTTATCGTCAACCAGCCTGTCAATGTTGGGGGCCAACATTCCCTTGTATGGCTCACGCTTCTCCGGCACCCTTGCCGGCCACATTCGCATGTCGTAGCCGCGCTGTTTGTTGAGGAAGAAGTACACAGACTCAGCCGAAGCGTGAGGCGTCCCCAGGTAGTAAACAGCAGCAGTCGGAATGGGCTTGAGGATGGATTCGCATTCTTCCAGGCCAGCCTTCAACCTCTCCCGCTGCAACTGGGTCAAACACGTCTGCGGCGTTTCGCAGTCATCAACAATGACCTTCGATGCCCGCGATCCGGTGACTTGTCCGTAGATACCAGCCGCCCTGACCGATGGGCTCTGCTCAATGTTGAGGCAGCAGCCAACATCGAACTCAATGTTGCTGTATCGACCGTCCCTTGTATCGGGCCGAAGATGAGCCAGCCACGGCACCGTCTTGATGGTGGTCAGCATCCATGTGGTGATCTTCTTTGCGAAGCCACCGGATGCACTAACGAATAGGAGCTTTTCATCGGGATCCTCGTCAAGCCACCACAGGCCAGTGCCTGCCGTCAGGAATGACTTTCCGACTCCCCGAAAACCACACACAATCTTGCGATTGCTGACCTTGCCAGGTAGCCACAACTCGCCCGGATCCTTCGGGCGAATCATGTCAACCTGAGCCATGCTTGGCGCACCTTGAATGTAGTCAAGGATTTGCAACTGAACAGGCGTCGGATACCGAGCCATGCTCAACTCACGCATCAGTTTCGTGATGAACTGCGGTAGCGTGAGGCCAAGACTCATGCTCTTTGCCGCCAGCGCACAACAACCGTGCGGGCTTCCCGAGTGATGGTGAGCACCATGCCTTCGGGCGGCACAATCGCGTTGTTGATCAGTTCAACATCAAGCCCCTTCCGCTTGAGGGATTCAACGATGTAGCCAGCAGGCACATCGGCCAGGGCCAACATTTCCAGATCCAGAAAGAATGCGCCCCGAGTCTTGCCCCAGGACGTGTCGCGGGCTTGGGTCATCGGAGCACTTGAACGGTGGCAACCACCGCTCAAACATACCGCCTTCTCGCCTTACTGGAAGGCCCAGCCTTCACCACCTTTGGTTGTTTCTCAGGCTGCTCTTTCTTCTCTGCCTTGACTTCATTCTTCGGCTTCCCGATACGCCCAGCGGCTCGCATGGCTTCAACAGTCTCCCGATAGCCAGGCGGTTCGGGTGTTCCGTTCTTCGCCAGTATCTCAGTCCAGTCCATTCGACCGGGATTGGTCTTGCTCACCCGGCCTTGCGCTTGTCCCACCCCGCCGTGATCTTCCGCTGTTCCTCGATCGGGAGATCCCTGACATTCATCTTTCTGACTTGTGGACGCTTCGGAGGATTCACGCCATTCCTTCGCATTTGATCGCACAGGAGCTTCCATGTCTTTCGGAAATAAGGCCCATCCACCCAACGCTCGCGCATCTTGGCTTTCACCATTGCACACTGAGCGGCACTCATTTGGGAAATCTCTTTTCCCGTGGGGAGCATGATTCCTGGGTTTCACTCGTAACAGTGTACCTGAGGCATGTTGAACGCTGTCAACAGTTATCCTTATACAAATAATTCCTAAAGTGGTATCGCTAGTATCCTTGACTTTTGAGAAAAGATGAGTAGGATCCCCGTGCCGAGGCATCGAAAGACCTTGAGCAGAGCCGAGCCTAAGGGCCAAAGGGGAAGCCAGGCGGCTGGGGCGAAGCCCCAATGAGCACCTGAACGCTTTATCCTCCGATGTTACCTCATGGAGAGGAAACACGGATGATAAAACTCAGAATGACTCACCATCCCTTCGGAACGCTGATAAAGGATCCTTCCAGGGAGCGGATAATTCCACCCGCAGCCATGCCCTGCTCCGCTCGCTCTCCTCATTCCGCTCCGCTCCATTCGGGCTCGCCGTCGCCACACTTGGGTACCGCTGCCTTGCGGGGACTTAAAGCGTGATGGGCGATTGGGAATGTCTGGGAGTGATGTGAGGTGCCCTGAAAATGGGGTGCTAATTGATGTGGGGCTTTACGTCACACGCGATCCCGCATGTTCCCCCCTGCCGGGGGTGCGTATGGGCCGATGCACGGATGTAGGCGCTGCAACGTTTCTGAACGGATGCCCAATCTGCACTCGTGCAACGACGTGAAGGACAGGGATACTCCGGCATCCCGATCGGGTAATGCGGTTACATGTTTGTGATAGGCCCGACCGCCACGAAGCACCACCTCTCAGCATGACGAATGACGCACCACTGACGAACAGACAAGCCCAGTCATGTGCAATGAATGAAACAGGGATGATGCCGGGGGATGATGAGCCGAATGCAGGCAGGAATGGGCCAGCGTTGAATGAGCCCAGCCGGCGCCAGCTTGCTCAGGGATGATGCAACGAATACAGGCGAGAATGGGCCAGTGTTGATGTGATCAGCGGGGCATCGATTGGTGTTGAGTTTGTATCAATGAGAGGCCATCGGATCCAGCACTGAAAGTTATGTTGAAAGGGCACAGGATCGGTTGAGTTGATGATGTGAATGCTGGGCTGGGTTGAGCCCTGAAAGCATCACTGAGCATGGATCAAATCCATGGGAGTTTGTATAAAGCAATGGCGAGCCAGCCTGGGCTATGCGTCTAAAGCGATAGCGTGGGACTGCATTCAACGCAAGCGTGATGGTGTGCATAACGCAAGCGTGATGATGCAGTGATGATGAGCCGTGATGCTTTTAATGCTTTTCTAATGCTGCCAGGGATGCACTCTGGAGGGTGCTGGCGTCATGCCTGCCAGTGCCGATCGGCCTGGCCTGGAATGACGATAAAGAATGCTGATGAATGCCTGAGAATGATTGGCCTGTCTGGCTTTTCAGGGATGATGCGGCAGCCGCAACGGTTGCCACCGATCAAACATGCCTTACGATCCTCGCGTGATCATTGATCACGGTTGCACTTTGCTTTTCCTGCCAATGAAGCTCACCACTGCCCAAACTCGCGTCATGCGGGTGATTGCCGCGTCAGGCCATGCGCCGGGAAATACAACCATGCGGCTGCTGTGCCGACTCAGGGATGCTGGCCTGATCAAGCCAGGCAACCTGCGCCCCATTGTCAAGATGGGGAATTGGACTCTGACGGCACAAGGTCAGAAAGCCCTGAAAGCTGCCGAATGCGATGAGGCTTGCCGCAGTCTCTCTGCCGCTTGTGCTCGCATTCTTGGCTGATCATTCAACCGAACACTTTATCAATTCTCATCATGACGCCAGCACTCGCAAACCGTAGGGTCGCCCGGTTCATCGGCCGCATTGATTGCATCATCCAAATCGCAAGATGCCGTCAGTCCCATGCATGGATGATCAATGAGATCAATGAAGCATTGAAAGATCCAACGTTCGGCAAGCTGCCAGTATGGGCCAGGCAGAAAGTCTATGCTCACAAAGAGAATGAGCTTAAGGTGATCTATCACCGCGATGTTATGTGGCTGTTCCCGCCATCTGATGGTGGCCTGCCTATGCCTATGGACTCACTGAGCAGAGAGGACTATGACAAGGTGATTCGTGATGAACTCAGGGGAGCCTACTTCTGGATGAAGAAAACAACAGTAAAGAATGCTGACGGCTCAATCATTGACACATGGCAACCGACGGCCGTGCGTTATTGAAAAGATCCGCCATTCTTGCCCGTCCATTGTGTCGGGCATTAATGGCGGTTCATTCAACCGCCAACCGTTGCACTTTATCTTTCCCAATCATGGCAACTGCAACCGCTACGAAAACAAGAAAAGCCCGGCCCGTTTATGACGGTCCTTCGGCCGATGAGAAGCTAGTGGCTCAACTTGTGGAGCTTATGAATGCCGGTGTCAATCCATGGCGCAAAGAATGGACCGGCCAACAATCATCCCGCCACATTAACCTGGCAACTGGCAAACCCTATCAGGGATGCAATCCTGCTGTTCTACAGTTTCAAATGGCCGCCAGAGGATCAACGCTTGCCCTTTGGTGCGGATTGGCACAAGCAAAGAAGAATGGTTGGTATCCAGTGAAGGGGAGCAAAGGTTGCTACATCTTGCGGCCGCAACTGAATAGCAGGATCCAGCAGGATGAGGATGGCCGGACTATCAGGGATGAGAATGGCGATCCTGTGATCGCACAATGGATTAGCTATCGGCCCGCTTGTGTTTTCAACGTCGCAGACTTGAAAGGCGATGGCCTGGAAGATGCCATAGCCAAGTACGTTGGGACGATCGCTGACAGGCCAGAGGATGAACGGCTGCGCGATGCAGCGGCTGCTCTGAAGGCATGGCCGGTGAAAGTGACGCATGGGGGTGACAGGGCCTGCTATTCCCCTGCGATCGATCGTATCAACATGCCGGCCCGTAAGGCATTCACCAATGATGCCGCGTATTATGCGACGTTGGCCCATGAATGCATCCACAGCACCGGCCATAAGTCCAGGCTGGCCCGTGACTTTGGGGGAGTGTTCGGGGATGACAAGTATGCCCGCGAAGAACTTGTGGCGGAGCTTGGTGCTTTCCTGCTCTGCCAGAGGCTAGAGATCAGCAGCAGCACCGAGAATCATGCGGCCTATCTGCACCATTGGGCGAAGGTGCTGGGCGAAGGTCCGAAGGTGCTTTTCAAGGTGCTGAGCGATGCAACTAAAGCGGCCGGGATGATCGTCCCCGAATCCATCGCAGCAGATGAGCCTACGGGCGATGCTTGACAGCATTCAAGTTACCGCCTAATGTGCTGGGGGAGCATGATGCTCCCCTGACTTTCCACCGAACACTTTATCAACCTTTCAGCCATGAAACCTGGATTTGACTTCTACCGCGAGGATGTTATCGCCGCCCATTATTGCTTCTGTGTGCTGCATCATGAGGGGCAAGGTTCTGAGCTTTATGCTCGCCTTTCAAGGATGCAGCGTTACTACAAACCTGGACTTTCAGGGAATGACAATCCAGACAATCTGGACTATGCGCAGCAGGAAATCTACCGGAACCTTTGCGCTAAGCACAATGTTCCCTGTGACATAACGGAAGATAAGATCGCAAGGCTGGAAGAACAGGGATACATTCTTTGCAAGTTCTATGATTATTGGGCCAGCGCACTGATCAATGGCGACGAATCGGGGATGGACGATAAGGACATTCGGAAAATGAATGCCGCCCTTGAATGGGCAGAGGTTGGGCATTGTGTCGATGTTTGGGATGATGGTGAGTTTGGCGAGCCTGATCACTCCAGCATTCGTGGCAATGTTTGCACCTATGTTTTCGAGCCAAAGGGCGGCCTGCCGGCTGCTGCTGCTGCTGCTGGCGATGCTTGACAGCATTCAACAGCCCGACTAATCTGCTGGGGAGGCATGATGCCTCCCTGGCCTGCACTTTACATTCCTTCGCTTCCTTTCTGATGCAATCCAGTAAAGACCATTATCCCAGCCTTTCAGGCATCGCTGATGGGCCTGTCAACATCTACCGGGATGGTGCATTCATCGTAACGGTTGATAGCCCGAATGATGCCTTTAACTGGCTGGCAAAGAACACTAACCAGAGTGTGTCTTATGCCTTGGTGCATGGTGGCTATTCCTGCCTATCTGCACTTGACGTTTGACGACTTTCAAGCACTTTACAATCTCTCTAAGACAATGAAGATCACCTATTCCGTTCTCGCTGGCTGTGTCGATCAACTCAACAATGCACAAGGCGATCGTTCATGGCACGGAAAGCTCAGGCTGATGACGGGGGGATCCGGTTATGGCCTGGATTTTGTGTATGGCAGCGGCAGACTTTCTATGGCGTCAGGATTGACCGCTAAAGAGTGCTTCCAGTATCTGCAAGGGATGCTGCAACAGTGCCACAGGGACAGACTCTTTGCCCGCTACTTTGGGCAGGAAGGTTGACACCATGCAAGCACTTTCTGAGCGTATCGATAGACAACCTCCCACAGACTTTGATCCTGCCATTGCTGCAAAGTTGGCGGCTCAAATGAATGAATGGGAACAGGGACCGGATGGTGATTGTTTCACCTACAAAGTATCCCTGTGGGAGAACGGAAGGACGGCACACATAACCGTCCATGATGTAGACGGAGAGCACATAGCGACACTGTAAAGAAACACCCCGGCAGCGATTCTGGCTGTTGCCGGGGTGACGCTGAGCCCATGGCGGCAGGCCAGAATCACGAAAATCCAGTTCTTCACACAAACTCAACCATGGACAACGCTACACAAACCAGCCTGCATCCTGACTACATCGACACCTACAAAGATGGGCCGGATGAATACAAAGATCAGGCATTCGTCACGCTGAAAGAAGTGCTGACGATCCTCAACATGCCGGAAGGTCGGCATAAAGCGGCCATCCAAGATGAGGCCCGCAACGTCATGAATGCAGAGGCAAACTATCTCTCTGCGAGGATTCGGTATCTGATTGACTTTGCAGGAAACATCGCCTCGGTGGATGTTCCCTACGCTGACAAACTCTACGCTGATGCGATCGATCTACAGGCCCGACGCTGGCATTATCTGACGCTGCGAAACATTCTGAACGGGCACACCATGCGATCGGCTCAGGCATGGGTGTGGAAAGGGAAGGACGACGAACTGGCCAGCCTTGCTGTGTGGTCGGTATGAATAGGCGCATACCCACAATCGTTGGCCTGCTGTTAGGATTCGCCGTGGCAGCATTCGCCATCGATCAAGGATCTCCAGAGTTCTTCACCCCTCAACACATAGAACGATTCCGTTATGATGACCCGTTCTGATTTCAACCTTTCCCGACGTAAGTACCGGGGAATCTGGCTGCCTTATGACTTCTACCTTTCCCTTTCTGTGTCACGGGCAAGGATCCTGGCTGTGCCATCGGTAAGCTACGGGCCTGTATCCCCTGAAAGCCTGCCGGCCAAAGGCTATGTCAGGATCGAGGCATGGGCTTTGCTGCATTTATGCATCATCGTGGACTTTCGTAAGCTGCCACTGTAGCTGGGGGCAAAGATCGTCTATAGTCAAGCTGTTGCGCGAGTGAACTTTATGATCCGCTTAGGTAGGTTTCGCAAGGCTGTCAAGCTGCTGCGTACCATTCATCCTCAGTTGAGGGTTTCCCAGGTTGACATTCTACTTTCCATTGCTGCCAAAGAAGGACAATCTCAAACCGATCTAGCTGCTGACTGTGAACTTTCTGTTGCTGCAATCAGCCGCGCCATTGATGTATTGGGATCAGCCGGTCGGCGTGATGGGAAGGGCGGAAAGTTGGGCCTGATTCGTGTTGAAAAGGATCCGCAAGATGACAGGTTCCAGCTTGTTTATCTGACGGATCGTGGCAAGAATGTGATGCAGCTATTCGCTGATCTTGTCTACGGTGAAAAGTAACTTTGCATTCCTACAATGTCAGTCCGTCAAGTCAATGGAGTGTGGCGAGCATTCGCAGCACACAAAGGAAAGAGAAAGTCCATTGCATGTGACAGTGAAGAACATGCGCGGACAGTTGAAGCCCAGTTACTAGCCGAACTGGGCAGGATCAACGCCCGTGAGCATGTTCCCAAGGATGGCACAATGGCCAGCCTGCTCAACACATGCATCATGCTGGACTGGAATGGAAAGAGCGATGCCATGCCGAAGATTGGCAAGGGAATTGTTGCTTACTTCGGTCCCGATTCCCTACCGATTGACATAACCGAACAGTCAATCGATAAGTTCGTCGCATGGCTGCGGGAGCATGGCAAAGAAGGCAAGGGATGCAGCAATGGCACGATCAATCGGTACCTTTCAGGGCTGAGGATCATGCTCAAGCGAGCGCAGCGGCTGCGGCTGATCAACACCATCCCGCTATTCCCTGAGTCACGCTTGCTGCCTGAGGCTGAGCCCCGTGAACTGGTGCTCAGGCCCGAATGGCTGGCCGCCCTGATGGATGAACTGGAACGCCGGGAGAATCGGGAAGCAGCCAGGCTGACAGCCTTCCTGTATCACGTTGGCTGCCGCATCAGTGAAGCCCTTGCTCTGACGTGGGAGAGGGTTGATCTTGAAACGGGAAAGCCATCGATCCTGTTCACTCGCACCAAGGGAAAGAAAGCCCGCAGGATACCCATTCCAAAGGCAATTCGTCCCATGCTGGCATCACTTCCCAGCCGTGGCTATGGTGAGCGACTGTTCACAATGCCCTATCCCACATTCCAGCGTCAATACAATGATGCCAGGGATAGCGTTTGTGATCGGCTGGGCCTGTCTGATGAGATCAGAAAACAGTGGGTCATTCATACGCTTCGGCATACCTGTTTGACCAATCTCGCCAGCAAGGGATGGTCAGGCCCGCAGATCCAGGCATGGGGTGGGCATCAGTCCATGGCCATCACACAGCGTTACGTCCACGGATCCGCAATCGATCTGTTCTCGATGGTTGACACATGACCCGATTCCTTCCTAACCTTCCGGTGCCCGCCGATTGACACCGGAAAACAGTCCAACGCTTTCATCATTCCCATCCATTCCTTTCCACCATGTTTCCCACTTCTCCGACAACCGAAGTTCGTGAAGCCTGCCTGATCGACATGAAAGGGCATGACGCCGATTCATTCTCCAAGCTGATGACCGGCAAGGTTCAAGATGCTTGCAACCGTTCGCGTCAGGCCACGATCGGTGAAGGGTTGGCTCAGTTCGGCCTGGATCTTGAAACATTCAAGCAGCAGGACGATCCCCTCGTCACCATCAGCACCGGCCAGATCGTCAATCGGCATGAAGATGAGGATTCCGCCACGCTGACGATCGGAAGTATCGAGTTCGTCTATTTCCGTGGCCGGTGCATCGCTGGCTTCGGGCCTGTCGTCATTCAGGTTCCGAAAAGCGGCGGCCTGGTGCAATCCACCCTGCCGATGCTGAATCCCGGCCAAGCACCAACCTGGGCCGAGGTGATCGGCAAGTTTCCCGAACATGCTGGCCTGAGGGTTCAGTGATTCTTACTTGACAGCGTAAGACTGTCGTAAGACTGCAATGCATGTGCAACGGGATTCGTGCAACGCAACGCCCGAGTCCCGTTGTCCTTGCTAGGTTCATGCTTTCTTCTCACGGATGAGGGTTCTGTGATGAGATTGCGCTGTGTCAACTACCAGTCATGGACTGGCTTCACCACTGAGATTCCTGAGAATGCACGATCAACAGTCGCCAGACCGTAACGCGCAACGCTGGCCGGGGCTGAAAGAGCAGATCGAGCTAGAAGAATGGATGCGCTGTGTAGGCGCTGGCCGTGCAGTCTCAAAGGGTTGGGAAAGAGGCGCCGCCTCATTCATGGCCCATCGAATGATCGATCGGGTCGTTCAGACTGCGCTGGAATACTACAGAAACCGGAGCACAAGGGCACAGTCCAATGGTGCAATTTGGGATCTGTTTCACGATGAGGATACTGTCATCGAAGTGACCATCGAAATGATGTTGCATGTATTCGGCAACTTGCATGGTCCCTCTCGATACATTGCAACCTGTGCTCAGCTTGGCAAGCTGGCTGAGTATGTTCTGTGGCTGCGCCATCCAACCTGGGGCGGAAGGATTCACCTAAAAGGGTTGCGATTGGCCAGCAATAATGATCTTGGGATGAATCTGGTGATGCAGCGGCTGAAGGATAGCGGACTGCATAAGACGATTCATTATCGGCCGCTGAAAACAATCGAGCGGACAGCATTGGGCGGCTTCTTTATTGAGGCGATGATTGCCGCAACAAAAATGCTTGAGGTTGTCATTCGGTATGACGCCAGGGCCAGGAAGTATCGATCGATTGAATGCACCACACTCTACTGGGATTTCCTGAGGCGGTGGAAACGGAATCTCCTGCTATTCCGTCCGATGCACATGCCGATGTTGATTCCACCGAAGCCATACACTGAGCTTGCTGATGGTGGGTACTACACCATCGTTACTCCATGCTCAAAGTTGCCATGGGAGAACTATAAGATTGCCCACCGCGAGACTGATGAGTGTGTGTTGGGTAGTCTCAACATTCAGCAGAGCATTCCCTTCCAGCTTGACTGGGATCAGATCAATCTGATGGAGGAAATCTGGACTCTGAATCGTGAAGTCGGAGGGTTGCCGGCCAGGGATAAGCTGGTGATGCCGAATGATCTGGAAGAATACAAGAAAGGCGTAAGCAATACTGAGCGGTGGAAGAAAGTTTGGAGGGTGAAGGCAGATGAACGGAAGGATGGCATTCGTGCCAAGTTCATCAATGCGTTGATCAGTGCTGAGAAGATTCGGGAGTACCAACAGATTTACTTCTGCTGGCAGCAGGATCATCGGGGGAGAATGTATCCCCGTGGCAGCCAACTTAACATCACAGGGAGCGATCCGTTCCGGTCGATGATTCGGTTCGATGTGACTGCACCGATGGCAGGTAACACCGAGGAGTTTGCCTGGGCCTTAGGTGATGCTGCCGGGATCATTCCCGACTGGCAAGCCAGGGTCAGTTACTTGGAAGAAAACCGGGTCATGATTCAACGTGTCGGGCTTGATCCGCTGACCGCTCCGGCCACATGGGAGGACAAGAAAAAGCCATGGAAGTTCGTTCAACTGTGCCGTGAATGGGCAAGGTATGCGCAAGATGTGAACTACCGAACTGGCGTTGTCTTTCAGATCGATCAGTCAGCCAGTGGGTACGGTCATGTTGCCTGCCTCACCCGTGATGCCAGGCTGGCTGAATGGGTCAACATCACAGGCGATTCCTATTCGGATCTCTATACAGCGATCGGCAAGATCGTAAGGGAGGAAGTCAACAAGGCATTTATCAAGCTGGCCAATGCCGATGATCTGAGAATGCTTCGATGGTGGCTGGAAGAATGGCCCGATCGAACCATGTTTAAGAATGCGATCATGCCTGTCATCTATGGGCGCTCTCACCTGACACTGATGGATGCTGTCATTGGCTACCTGAGGGACAGGGAGAGAGACTTTCGGAATGTCGATGGGGATAACATCGTCAAGCTGGGTGGTTTGCTGGCTGGCTACATCAATGCTGGCATCAAGAAAGCAATACCCAACGTGCTCAGTCTGTCAAGGTGGATGGCCCTGGTGGGCAAGGCGCAGATAAAGGCAGGAATGAAGCCTCACTGGTACACACCGAATGGCCTGCTGGTGGAATCGTATGCATCGGAAACGAAACACCGCACCATCGATCTACTGCTGAGCGGTCGAAGGGCAAGGTTCCTTGTCCGCGACAATGAAGGAATGCCGGTGAAGAATCACACCCGGCAACTTGCCGCAGACTACATTCATTCGATGGATGCAGCATTCCTGCAACGATTCGTCTATCGATGGGGCAGGATGGGCAATCCCCTGGTAACGATTCACGATTGCTTCGGCACCACCCTGGATCGAGTGAGGGCAATGCGCGTCCAACTGAACAAAGAGTTCAACAACTTCTATGGGCCTGACAGATTGGATGAGCTATGGAAGATGGCCCAGGCTGAATGTGGTGAACTGCCACCACCCCCGATGATTGGCACCCTGGATACAACCAAGATCGGGGAGAATCCTTTTCTTTTCACTTGACATGGTGCAACCTTCGCCCTATCGTTATCAACGTGGCCCGCCCAGTTGGCCCGGTTCGTTTCTCGTTTAGCCCATCCATCTTTCACTGACATGCATCACACAACACCCATCGGCCGCCTCGCCTGGTCCCACATTGTTGACCCGGCGATGAGCCTCAGCAACAAGCCCGAATGGTCTGCTGGCCTGGTGCTGGCCGAAGCCGATTCGCTTCCTCTGATGGAACTGGTCAACAAGACCATTGAGGATGAACGGAAGAAGAATCCCGTTTTCCCCCGCACCAATGATCTTCTCATCTTCCCCTATGGGCCATCGATGAAGAAGAATGAGGCCGGCGTCAAAGAGCGGGAACCGGGGATGCTGGTCTGGAAGTTCAAGCGTCCCTGCCAGATCAACAAGAAAGCCACCGGGCTGACCGACAACTCGCCCCCTCTCCTGTTCGATTCCATGGGGCGTCCTGTCAAGCTGCCGGAAGTGCCGAGCGGCAGTGAAGGCAAGATGGTTTTCCAGCCGTATCCCTACAACAAGGCCGGGAACATCGGCATCGGGCTCCAGATCAGCGGTTTCCAGATCGTCAAACTGGAGAAACGCGCCATCGAGCTTGAGGCCGTGGAGGGTGGCTGGACTCCCGAGGCTGAGGGAGCAGCCGGGGCACCCGCTGCCGACTCGCTGGGGGCCATGCTGGCCAGCGGTGGCGAGACATTCAGCGATGATGAGATCCCATTTTGATGAGGTTCAAGTCACGCCGGAAAGGTCAGTTTCGGTCAGGGCTTGAACAAGCTGTTGCCGAGAATCTGACCGATAGAGGGATACCTTTCGCCTATGAAGTGGGCAAGCTGAACTATGTAGTTCATCGGGTCTACACCCCTGATTTCACAATCGGGGATCTTCACTTTGAGGTGAAAGGTTGGTGGCCGGCAGATGAAAGGGCGAAGTTGCTCAGCGTCATTCGCTGCAACCCAACCCTAAAGATCATCGTTGCACTTGAGAATCCTCACTTAACCATCACCCGCAAAAGCAAAACAACTTATGCGGCATGGTGCAAGAAACACGGGATTCCATGGTGCCGTATTCCAATCTCTGAGGAAATCTTGTCATCATGGCAGGAAGGAACACCAGTCACATTCCTTGCCCCGGAGACGGATGCGATAGCTCCGATGGTGCCACCGAGTACGCAGACGGATCTGTTTACTGCTTTGTCTGCTGCCGACGATTCAACCGTGACGGATCACTCTGGGAACATGTGATGAGCGATTCAGCAGATGACTACTTGGCAGCCATGCCCAAGCAAGACATGGCCACCGCTCAAAAGGCTCTGCTGAAAGGCAATCCCCATCAGATCAAAACTCGCGGGATCTCTGAAAAGACGTGTCGCGTTTATGACTACATCGTGGCTGGCTACCTGGGCAAGCCTGCTCAGGTTGCTTGCTATCGAAACGATGATGGATTGATCACTGCTCAGCATGTGCGGTACGGAGATAAGCAGTTCGCCTGGATTGGCAGGCGGAAGGATGAGAAGATCCAACTATTCGGACAGCACCTGGGGAATGGCGGCAGGCTTGTGATAACCGAAGGCGAACTGGATGCGCTCAGCATTGCTGAATGTCTGTCCGAAGCATCGCCATTCGGCAAAGACACAGTGCTTGCCGTCAGCATTCCCGATGGTGCTCAATCGGCTGTCCGCGCAATCACTAACCAGTTGCTGTGGATTGGCCGGTTCGATGAGGTGATCATCTTCCTTGACATGGATGAGCCAGGCCGAAAGGCTGCCATCGATGTTGCTGCTCTGATCGGTGCTAAGAGCCGGGTCGTTACGTCATTCGCCTACAAAGATGCCAATGAAGCATTGATGGCGGGGGATGGGAAGGCGATCCGTGAAGCACTGGTGGGCGCAAAGAAACACCGTCCCGAGGCTGTGGTTCATGCGCCTGATCTGCTGTCCAAGCTGCTCACCAAGGGCGACGGGGACCGGGGGATTCAACTCCCATGGGTCGGTTGGAATCGAATGACGTTGGGCGTCAAGCCTGGCGAACTGTGGCTGCTGGCGGGTGGAACCAACATCGGCAAATCCGCCATCAGTCGATCAATCTCCCTGGACTTCGCTAAGCGAGGGATTAGGAATGCATACGTTGCACTGGAGGAATCATGTGAAGAAACACTAGAGCGAATGATGAGCGAGGAACTGGGATACAACCCACCGTTCCATGCTGACACTCCCGAAGAACGGGCGAGGCGTGATCCCGACAAGACCCGATCGGCCCTGGCTGGGTTCGCGCCAAACCTGTTCCTTCTGGATAAGCACATTGACGAATCCTTCGATTCATTCGTTGCCACCGTTAAACATTATGTGGTGGCTGAGGGTTGTAAGGTGGTTTTCCTTGATCACTTTTCAATCCTGGCAGATGGCATTGATCTGAAAGCAGATCAGCGACGTGCAATCGACAAGGCGATCAAGGAACTGAAATCGCTGTGCGTTCACTACAGGTTCGCAATGATTGCAGTGTGTCACCTATCACGCGATAGGGACCACGTTGGGGCTGAGGTTGGTGGCAAACCGGAGATTCACAACCTTCGGGGATCACAGTCACTGGGTCAGATTCCCGATTATGTCGTCATGCTGCAACGCAATCCCGAGGCCGAAGATCCTATCGAAGCCAATACGACAACGTGTTGGCTCAAGAAGAACAGGCCGATTGGCAGGCGGGGAGAGATGTGCAAGTTGCATTATCTGGACTCCTGCCGCTTTCACGAAATCATCCCATTCTTTCCATCATGAGTATCAGCCCCTTTGACCGTTCTGTGACGGGAGACAACATCAACGTATCGAAGCTGCTGCTGGTTGATCTGATCAACCATGCCGCAAAGATGGAAGTTGCCGAGCGAGATACATTCTGGAAGGGATACAAGGCAGCGATGTTCGATCTGCTCTGCCCCCAAGAACATTCGGCTATCGATCTCATCGGCCAACGTCGCATCAATTGGGAGAGGGATCTTGAAGCCACAAGGAAACAGTTGGATGAGGAAGCAGAGATCGTTCGGGAATACAGGATGCAGCAGCAAGCGAAAGTCCCACCGCCGGAAGATCACGGAACATTCGTGGTCAACCTGATCCACGATGAGCCCACACCTGATACCACCTTCGACGATCCCCTGAACTGACATGAAGCCACATGATTTTGTCGGCCCTTTCGATGGCGCCGATCATGAAATGGCAATCAACCTGGCGATGACTCGCTATGTTCAAGTGACGCCAAAGCACATGTTGATTGAGTTCATTGTGGATGCGCATGAACATGTTGGCTTGAGGTTCACCGATCCCGCTGCATTCCGATTGGCAATCGGAATCTTGCAGAACCGTGGCGCATTGGATCACGGCTATGCACCCCGGCGAGCATGACCGGGCTCAACCTTAAGCCCTGCCCTTTCTGTGGCGGGGTGGCCAACAACACCATCAGGTTTCATTCGCATGAAGATGATCAGCGGTTCGATGAAGTGATGATCTACTGCATTCAATGCGGGGCAACACAGTCGGACATTGATCATGAAGGCGCGGACCATGTTGAACGTGCCCGAGAAGTCATCAAGCGGTGGAACCGCCGAGCCAAACCACAAGGATTCAAGCCATGAAGTTTTCTATTTTCAAGACATACAAGGCAAATGAGATTGTCCCTTGGTACCTGGGGATTTTCAAGTACGAATGGCTGACTGACAACAGGGTCTGCACATTCGTTCCGCTCTGCACCATTCTCAGGATCGGCCACGTTCTGTGGTGGCGACTGAAAATGCCGATCAGGGGATGCAAGGTTGACGCTTACCGTGAGGGATACATGAAGGGTCGTGAAGCCGAACGGCGATCGACTCGATTCAATCCCTACAACCTTCGCGGCTACTGGAAGGGATACAAGGCCGGCATCGCCTTTGAGCAGATGATGCAGAAAGTCAAAGAGGACTACATGAAAGCGGAGCAGGCCAAGGGCAGGCCGGTGAGGTGCAGCAAATGAGAGTGACAGTTGAGCATGACAACATGCAACACAAGATCAACATAACCTTTTCGTTTTCCGAGCACAAATGGCAAGACTTTATCTTTAGCCGCTATGGCATAAGGAGTCGGCTTGCTGGGTTTAATCGCATTGATCCAGTGGGCGAAGCGATCTATCAGATCCGTGACTTCTACCTCTGGCTTAAGGGTGCCGCCCCAGTCCAGAAAGTCACGGTCGATGTGATCGAAGATCCGCAACCGCAGCTACCTCCCGCAACATGAAACTTCTACTCGATGCAGACATGCTGCTGTATCCCCTGATGGCAGCAGCAGAGGTTGAGGTTGAACTGGCACCGGATGAATGGACCCGGTATTGCGATCTTCGGGAGCCGAGGATTGCCTACTGGGATCAAATCTACGCATGGTGCCATGAGTTCAACTGCTCACCCGATGACGTGGTTCATTGCTTCACCGATGAGTCCGCATTCAGGCGTGAGATTTTCCCCGAATACAAGGCCAACCGTAAGAGCAAGCCGAAGCCGATTGGCTTCCGTGCAATGCAACGGGAGATCATCACGTCAGGCGCAACCGCCTATCAATTCAAGATGGTTGAGGCTGACGATCTGATGGGGATGATGGCCACCAGTCCGCCATTCATCAATGACGGATTCATCATCCTGTCTGGCGATAAGGACATGAAGCAAATCCCTGGCTTTCATGCATGGCTGAACACTGAGCTATACTGCATCGACAATGAAACAGCAGACCGACACTTCTGGCAACAAGCTCTCATCGGTGACGCTACGGATGGAATCCCTGGATGCCCAACCGTGGGGGAGAAAACCGCAGAGAAGATCGTCCAAGGATTCGACCTTGAGGACACCTTGGGTTGTTGGCAAGAGGTTGTTTCTGTCTATGCAAAGAAAGGGAAGGTGGATGGACCCGAACAGTATGCGCTCACGCAGGCGCGATTAGTCCGCATCCTTCGGCATGGGGACTACAACTTCCAAACACATGAGGTAACACTGTGGAATCCGTTGAAGAACTGAGGCGCATCATTGCCGGTGGCATCAGCCGTCAGGCTCTCGATGCACTGGACAAGCTCTACCCCGAACGATCCCCCAATCTGCGGGATCCCATAGACAAGATCCGCTACGATTCGGGGCAAAGGTCGGTCGTCCGATTCTTGCGATCTTGTATTGATTCCTCGCCATGAACTTCGCCGGCATGATGTTTCCCCAACAGGGTCAGCAGCCGAGGCAACCAGCCTTGAACCTGACTCCTGTTGGCTTCGCCTTCGGACGGCAAGGTGGCCCGTCATCCGGCTTTGTGAATGTCGGCCCTGGAGGTATGCAGGCTGTGCCGTTTGGCCAGCAGAGCAACACCTTCTACGGTGACACTCCACCCGAAGCCGAAGGATGGCGGGCTGTCGGAATGACTGAGGTGCCAGCAACCGATCCCCGGTTCTTCGGACCCAACGGGGATAGGGGCGTTGGCACCCGCCGGGTGATGGTCTGGAGGAAGGGCGAGGAAGCGGCCGGGGGTGGCAGCAGCGGCAGCGGTGGCCAGGGGCAGGCGGGTGGCCAGGGTGCGCCGGCTGGCCCTGGCCTGCCTGCTCCCCGATCCCTCGATCAGTCGGCACTGAATGCAATGCAGGCCGCCAATCAGCAGGCGATCGATCAGGCCAGGGCCACCTATGCCAGACAGAATGAGGATCTGGCCCTGACGGTTGATCAGCTTCGCAACATGCTGATTGCCTCGCGGAATGAATCGGCCCTGGCCATGCAACAGCAGCAGGCGCAGTTCGCTCAATTCATGCTTGCATCCTCCGATCAGACTGGAGCGGCGCGGGCACTGTATGAGGGTCAGCTTTCCCGGCAGATGGGTGGACTGCCGACACCCGAAAGGTCTGCTGTGTCGCCACAGTTCGGGGACGCCAGGACCGGGGGACGGAATGCCGTGGCCAACACGCTGTCCAATCTGACAATCCTTTCCCCTGGCAGCCTGGGCAATCGTCAGGGGAGAGGTAGTCTGGTAGGACTGCAACTTGCCTAGGTAGATGAGCACGGCCGCCGCAAAATGGAGCCAGCTTCAAGCCGAACGCCAACACTACCTTGACGTAGCGATTGACTGTTCGCACCTGACGATTCCATCCCTGATTCCTGATAGCGATTATGGATTGGTGCGGAACACTGCCAGACTGTCGCGGCACCTGTATCAGTCGCTTGGCTCGCGTGGCCTGAGCAATGTTGCAGCGAAAATGCTGCTGGCATTGTTCCCACCGGGTCAGCCTTTCTATCGACTGGTGATGGATGCTTCCGCTGTTGCGGCCGAAGCTCAGAGAAGGGGCGAGCCTGGATTCGCAGCGCAGGTTGACGCATACCTGTCGCAGCAGGAATGGACGATCATTCGTCAACTCGACAAGATGCGGGCTCGCGCTGCCTTGTTTGAGACGATGAAGCACCTGGCCTGCGGCGGGACTGCACTGCTGTATGTCGGAAACTCGTTCCTCAAGATGTACGGGCTTCGGTCGATTGCCGGTGAGAGGGATCCCGAAGATAACGTCAAAGAGATTGTCATTCGGGAAAAGCTCTCCCCGCAGAACATGCCTGCCGCTGTTCGGCGCAGCATCAATCGGGCGATGCGACTCACCAATCCCGATGAATCGGTCAGCCCTGATCAGCACGATCTATACACACACATCAAGTACGATCCGCGCAAGGGAGATCAGGCTGTCACCTGGCATCAGGAATACAAAGGGAATGTGATCAACGGTACGTCCGGCTTCGCCAGCATGGACAAGTCGCCGTGGCTTCCCCTCAGGATGAACAAGGTCACGGGCTCTTTCTACGGGACTGGCATTGTTGAAGAACTGCTGGGCGATCTGACTTCTTTCAACTCACTCAGCAAGGCCATCGTTCAGGGTGGCCTGGGAAGCAGCAAGACCGTGGGCCTGGTGAATCCGAATGGTGTCACCCGAGTTGACGCATTGAACCGGGCGGAAAACTTCGACTTTGTTTCTGGCGATCCGAATGATGTTGGCTTCCTGCGCGTCGATAAGCAGACCGACTACATGACCGGCCTGCAAACAATGCAGATGATCGAACGTCGGCTCAACTTTGCATTCATGCTGACTGAGGCTGTGCAGCGTGATGGCGAGCGGGTCACTGCACAGGAGATCACCATTCTGGCCAGGCAGCTTGAAGAATCCTACGGGGGAGTTTATACCCTGCTCAGCGATGAACTGCAACTGCCGCTGATCCGCCGCGCCTTGCATGTGATGACAAGGGACGGCAGACTGGATGACATTCCCGAAGGACTGGTGGAACCGCAAGTGACAACCGGCATCGATGCGATCAGCCGTGGGAATGAGAAGCAGCGACTGGGATCTTTCCTGGGAATGGCATCACAGGTTGATCCGCAAGGATTCATGCGCTACATCAATCTTCCCGTGCTGTTCCAGAAGATCGCCGCCGCAGATGGCATCGATACCAAAGACCTACTCAAGACCCCCGAGCAGGTTCAGGCTATGGAAAATCAAGCTCAGCAGCTACAGTTGGCGGGTCAACTTGCTACCAACCAGAGCAATGTCATCCCGCCAAACCAGCAAGGAGCAGCCGCCGGAGGGGGCCAGCCAGGAGCAGCCGGGAGCGGCCAGCCAGCAGCAGGAGCCCCAGCCGTCGATCCAGTCGCCGCCTGACGCCGAACCGGGCGAAGATCAGGCCCCCACCCCTGATGCCGAACCGGGCGAAGATCAGGCCCCGGCGACCGCAACCCGTATCGATCCGATGACCGGCGCCCCGAGTCATCCCATCGCGGACGGGAACGGTGGGTTTCTCTACATCAGCGGAGCCGAAGTGAATGCCTGAGATCACGATTGCCGATGACGGATCGTTTGCCGATCAGGCAGGGTTCGATGGCAAGACCGAGGAACAGCGAGTCACACAGGCGAAAGCCGAACTGACGGATGAGCAACTGGGCGTCCAACCGCCTCTCATCCTGGGGAAGTTCAGATCGCCTGATGATCTCGCGGCGTCCTATCAGAGCCTGGAGAGTGAAGCCGGCCGCCTTCGGGCGGAACTGGCCACCCTCAAGGGAGGCACCCCGCCGGCCGCCCCGCCGGCCACCACCCCGCCGACCGGGGATCCCCCGGTCACCGCTGGCGATGCACCCCCAGCGGCGCCCCCGGCCGCCCCGCCGGCCACCACCCCCGAGGCACCCCCGGCCGCCCCTGCTGCTCCCGAGACTCAGCTTTCGCCGGAGCAGCAAGCGACGATCAGGAATGCAATCCTGGGGCAGACTGGCGGCGAGGAAGGATTCGCCCGACTCCAGCAATGGGCGGGCCAGAATCTCACTGCCGATCAGATCGCTCAGTTCAATGATTCCCTGCTGACCGGAAAGGTCGAAACCGTACTGACGGCCATCAAGGCCATTCAGTTCGACATGATGATGAAGCAGGGATACGAACCGCAGTTGCTGGGCGGTACTGCTGGGGGTGGCGGATCGTCGCTGCAACCCTTCCGCTCCCAGGCGGAAGTGACGGCGGCAATGAACGATCCTCGCTACATGGGCGGCAACGCCGATCCCGCCTACATCGCGGAGGTGGAAGAACGGCTGGCCATCAGCGAAGTTTTCGCCGGCCGCTGATTGGTACTGGGGGAGCCGTGGGCTGGCCCCCCTTTCCCGTCAGTCGTAGCGCGGCGTTTGGGGGCGTCCCCTTACTTTGCCTGGGCATCGGACTGGCAGGATCCTACCACCACGCTTGACACCGTGCAATAATCGGACCAGCGCAACCAACAACGGAAGCTCAGGGCCGGTACGCCGACAACCCGAAGTGAGTTGAACAGGAGTCAGGGACTTCTGAGGTTTGGCAAACACCAACCCTCCTACTTCGGTATTCCACCGTGACCATCACTCTTTCGCGGCTTGGCGCCATCAATGGTGCAGCCACAACCTACGAACAGCAGAACGCCCTGTTTCTTCGGGTGTTCAGTGGTGAGACTCTGACCGCATTCAAGCGGGCCTGTGTTTTCAAGGATCTCACCATGTCCAAGACGATCCAATCGGGTCGCTCGGCACAATTCCCCATCTTCGGTCGGGCGCTCTCCCGCTACCACGTCCCCGGTCAAATGGTCGTCGGTCAGGGCAACCTGGGCCAGAACGAAGTGATCATCAACATCGATGATCTGGTGATCGCTGATGCCTCGATCTACGATCTGGACGAAGCGAAAGCTCACTTCGACTCCCGACAAATCTACTCCGTCGAACTGGGTGAAGCCCTGGCTCGCCGGTATGATCGCCGGGTCGCCCGTGTCGCCGTCATGGCCGCACGTCAGACCGTTTCCGATCTGACGGCGAACCTTCCTGTCGGCCTGACGCCCGATCAACAGCCCCGTACCGGCGCCCGTATCGATCTGGCGTCCGCCTCGCCCACGTCGAACGCGCTGGTTTCCGCCGTGTTCGCCTGTGCTCAGGTTCTGGACGAAAAGGACGTTCCCAAGAATGACAGATTCCTCGTCTGTCGGCCGGCGGAATACTACTCGCTGATCCAGTCCGATCGGGCGGTCAATCAGGACTGGAACCAAGGCGGCGCCCCCGGCTCCTACCGTGAGGCGCAACTGACCAGACTCGCCGGGTTCACCGTTCTCCAGTCCAACCACATTGCCCAGGGCAACGTGACGGCGGAACCGGGCGAACAGGGCTTTGTCTGGAATGGCACCACGATTCCCCTTTCCTCCGTGGACATGACGCGGACCCGCATGATCGCCTTCCAGCGGAGTGCTCTGGGTGCCGTCAATCTGCGCGGTCTGAGTATGCAGATGACGGGGAATGATTACAACGCCATGTATCAGGCAACCCTGATGGTCGGCAAGTACGCCAGCGGCTTCGGTTACATCCGTCCCGAAGCGACCGTGGAAGTCTGGAACTCGCTCCCCCTCTGAGCCCTATACTGGGTCTGGACTGGGAAAACGAAGCGTCACCGGGGAGGCATTTGCCTCCCTTTTTTTTGTCCGCAAGTAGAGCAGAATGGGACGGCTACCAGCTATCCCCATGACTGAACTTGAGGCGGTGAATACACTGCTCGCCATGATTGGCGAAGCTCCGATCGATCAACTGAGCACCACTGCTGCGAATGAGATCACGGAAAGCACGGTTGCACGTCAGACCCTGGCGGAAGTTTCCAGGGACGTGCAGGCTGAGGGATTCAGTTGGAACACGGATACGAATGTTCAACTCTCCCCGATGGGGAGTCAGTTCACCGTCCCGTCGAATCACCTGCGCGTCACCTTCGATCCCAGGCGATACAACCCGTTGCCGTATGTGGTCAGGGGCAACAGGATCTACGACAAGACCAAACAGACTTACAACCTGATCGGCGTTCCGTCGCTCACAATTCAGGCGATGGTGATGCTGCTGCCGTGGGATGAGCTTCCCCATCAGGCCCAGCAATACATCACCATTCGCGCCGGTCGAATCTTCGGCTCTCGATTCGTCAACAGCAACGCCATCTATGCATACTCGATCCAGGATGAGGAGTATGCACGGGTGATGCTGATGCGAGCGGAAGAATCCGGCCCGCGCCATAACTTCCTGTGGGGGGATGACGGGAGAGGCAGTAGCTTTCAACCGTCCGAAGGTCTGCTGTGGAGGGACTGAGAATGGCCAACCTGATTCGTCAACGTCGCACAGGCCCCGGTGCCATCCGTGGCCGCATGGATTCCCTGGTGCAAGGGATCTCCCAGCAGCCGCCACACGTCCGCCTGCCGGGCCAGAGCGCGGGCGAGGTGAACTGCTGGCCATCTCCGGTCGAGGGGCTCACCAAGCGGCGTCCTACCCGGTACCAGCGGCGGCTGAGCACCGAACAGATCACCGACCTATGGGGCGAATCGATGCTCGCCCAGTCGGCCGAACGATACAACTTCGCCTTGTATCGAAGCGGAGCGAACTGCCGCATCGATGTATCACAGGAAGGCCAGCCATGTTCCATTGACGTTCATGGCACGGGGCTGTCCGTCAGTGGCAGCGTGATCACAGCAACGCCCGCCAGCTATTTGTTCAATGACTCAGGACTCTCCACCAGCTACAGACTGGTGAACAGCGGTCCTATTGCCTTGCTGCTCAATCGAAAGAAACCGGCAGCAATGAGCAGCCTGCTTTCGCCGGTCATCCCGAGTGATGCGCTGATCTTTGTTCAAGCGGTGGCCTTCGATGTTGGCTATGTCGTCACCTTGAATGACAGGGTGCTCCCTGAGTTTCGGACGCCCCGAGCCACCGATACGGTCAACACTCTGAGCACGGCCACGGTTGCAACTCAACTGGCCAACCGGATTGCTCTGGAGCCTGGCTTTTCTGCCGTGGCCTTTGGTGCATTGGTGTTTGTGCAGAAACTGGACGGCAGCCCCTACACCATCAGCATTGATGATTCGCGGTCGAACACCCTGGCGCGGGTGCTGAAAGATTCGGTTGCATCGTTCAGTGGACTTCCCGCCATTGCGCGTGAAGGCTTCTACATTAAAGTGCAGTCGGATCCTTCCACCACCAATGATGACTACTGGGTGAAGTTTTCTGCCAACAACAAATCCTCACAGTTCGGTGAAGGGTTCTGGCAAGAAACGGTTGCGCCTGGGATCGAATACAAGCTGGATGAAAACACCATGCCGCTTGTCATCTATCGGGCGGCGCCGCGAGTGCTGTTTATCGGGCCTGCCGATGGAGCGGAGCGATCGATAACCGTTGGCCCCGAAACGTACACCTACACATTCCCGAAATGGGGGGACCGAACGGCTGGTGATACCACCACTGTTCCAACGCCATCATTCATCGGCAAGCCAATCAGGGATCACTTGATCTTTCGTGGCCGATACACGCTGATTGGCGGTGACAGCATTGTGCTGTCGGAGAATGACAACATCTTCAACTACTTCCAAGACACCAGCACCACTGTTCTTGAGACTGATCCGATCGACATTCGGACGCCAGCCGAATCGGCATCATCCCCGTCCCTCAACTGGGCGATTGCCGCCGATGAATCGCTGCTGCTGTTCTCCGATCGTGGACAGTTCCAAGTCCGCGCAGCCGATGGCGAAGTGTTGACGCCTCGCACCGCAGAGTGCATCAGGCTCAGTAACATCGAAATGAATGAACTGATCGCACCGAGGCTGGCTGGCCCGAACGTTCTGTTTGCCACCGAGGAAACAGGCTTTACCGGATTCCGTGAGTATCAGTTCATCAACACTGAATCGCGGCGCCTGGGACTCAACCTGGGCGGCAGTCTGAGCATCACCAGCAATGTGCCACGGCTGATCCCTGGACTGGCCGATGTATGGGACGTGAGCGAAGGGCTCGACTTCATGGTTGTCAGTTCGCCTCAGAATCGCAAGCTGCTGTATGTCTACAAATACCTGTGGTCAACGGCTCAGAATGCGATCAGCAAACAGCAGTCAGCGTGGGGAACGTGGCAGTTCGATGGCGACGTTCAGTGGGTCCGCTTCTATGACGATCGGCTGTGGCTGATCGTGTCCTATCCCGATGGCACCTATCTGGTGGACATGCCGACACCTGAGCTTGACGATCCGGCGGCACCGGACATTCGCCTGGATCGGCGCCTTTCGTTCCCTGGCCCGAATGTCTCTGCCACCTACGATCCTGGCAGCAACCGAACCACGTTCACCCTGCCCTATCAGATCGTCAGTCCTACTGATGTGGTCATTGCATTCGGCAACAGCAGGAATCGTGGCCTGTTGATCGGAACGGGATTCACTGGCAATGAGATCGTATGCAGCGAGCTTGGAGACTGGCGCACCGATTCGGTTGTGATCGGCTCACGCTACACAATGTCCTATGAGTTCAACCGAGCATTCTTGCCTGTGCGGAATGATGACCGGACTCGACTTGTCGGTGAGCAGTCTGGCTGCCTGCGGATCGCAACATGGACTGTGCATCACAGCAACAGCGGACCCTATACGATCAGGGTCAAGCGGAAGAACCGTGCCGAAGATTCACGCAAGTTCTTCAATCCCCGGCAACTCAACGTGCAATCGAACACGCTCGATACATTCACGGGCGAGCTTGATACCGGAAGCTGCCGCGCCATGGTTGCATCGAAGAACACCGATTGCCGGGTGTTCGTGGAATCCGATTCGTTCTTCCCGGTGACACTGACTGGTGCATCCTGGGAAGGCTCCTACAGTGACCGAGCACAGGCGAGGTAAGGCATGGTTTGGGGAGCGATCGTCGGGGGCGTCCTGGGTATCGGCAGCAGCCTTCTCGGCGGCAACGCCAGCCGGCGCCAACAGCAGCAGGCCAGGGAGGAAGCCAGGCAGGCAGCGTTGACCCAATGGGTCTATGACGTTGCCGAATGGCAGTTGGCCAATCAGGTTGCGAATCAGCAGTGGGAATGGGACATGGCCCGTGTCAACCAACTTCGGGAGGTTGAACTGATGAAGGCCACGGATCAGGCGAACTTCGCCAACATGCTGATCCGCAACGCTGCTGCGAACCTGGCGATCAATCAGGAAGCCCTGGCCGATCGGTTCGTCACGGAAGAACGGCTGAGGGGTGAACAGGTTGGACTGGAGTTCATGCAGGCCCAAGATCGGGGGCGGACGGACTTCAACTTCCAGACCACACAGATTGCCATGGACTCGATGGAGCAGTCCCGGCAATTCCTGAATCAAGTGCAACTGCTGGAGAATCAGAGTACCGCCATCATCAATAAGTATCAGGAGGATGCAAAAGACGTGATGGCCAGCCTGGCGCTGGATGAGGCGCGGGACAACATGGCCTATCAGATCCAGACCATCGCTGCCATGGAACAGGATGGTCGAATGTCGGCTATCACGTCTGGCCGCCAGGGTGGAGGGGCCACGGCACAGCGGCTGGCGATCAATGCAGCACAGGCTGTGGGTCGAACCTATGCCGAACTGGACATGAAGGCCCGCAGCCGCGATCTGAAAGTAGCCCTGCTCAATGGGGCCATGCGTTCTGAGGTGTCATCCGAAATGGGCCGGATCGCCCTGCAAATGGAGGATCAGGTAGCACGGATGGCGTACACCAGGGACCGTGCCGGCCGTGATACCCAGTTCGCCAGCGACTCTTTCAGCCGTGAGGATCGGTACCAGGCTGAGGTGATGGAGCGGCTAACCATCCCCACGTTCGGGCTGAGCCAGCGCCAGTACGGCAGGGAGCTTGCATCGTTGCAGATCCAGACTGAGGGGGCGTTCTATGAGGCGTCGATGCCCTACCGGCAGGCGCCCTTCCTCGACCCGCTGCGCCCCACCCCTGGCCTGATGCCTCTCTATACGGAGATCGGATCGGTCAGGGGGCAATCCACCTGGGCCACGGTTGGAACGGCCCTAGCACAAGGCATCGCGTCGGCGGACTCCTGGCATCGTGCTGACACAGGGAAAGGTCTGTTCGCAAGCATCTTCGGCGGCAAGTAGGAAAGAGCTTGACGGCATGATGGCCATGCCGTACTGTTGTAGGGTGTCAACTCTCATCCCATGACGACCACCACGGCACCCGCTCTGGTACCCCCCACCGCCAAACCCGCCCCCCTCAAGGGTGAGGCGCTGCTGTCCTATGTGGACGCCCACAAGGATCAGCCTCAG